GATTCCTATTTTTAAAGATACCGATTTCCCTGTATATCTGGAAAAGCAATATACTTTTCAGGGGGACTTCGATATTAAAACCAATACTTTTTATGAAGAATTCGGGTCAAAAGTTACGGAAGCAAAGGCAGATAAGAATGAAGCAACAGTGGCAAAATAACCTATTTAAAATAGTTCAAGAACAGGATTTGACATATGGACATTTCTCTGTGCGAGAACATCATTATCAAACTGTTATTTACAAAAGAGGAATTGAAAGACCGTTTAATTGCATACCTTACACCGGAGATTTTCGATGATTACAACAACATCGCAATAATGAAGGTTGTTAAATCGTTCTATGAAAAGTTCGATAAAATTCCAATGGTGGCGGAAGTTAAAGTCGAACTTCCGAATCAGGAATGTATCGACCGGCTCATGGCTAACTTGAATATTGATCTTGGTGAATATTCAACCGAATATTTATTAGACGAATGTGAAACGCTTTTACGGATGAAATTGACCATCAACAATTTCGCCGAATGTTCAGAATGCTTGAAAGAGGCGGATTTTGAAAAAGCCCAGACGTATACCGATAAAATTAGGGAATCCTTGTCATTCAGTTTTGATACGGAGCTTGGGCTTGATTTTCTGGAAGAGGAAGAACGGATATACAATTTTCTCCATAATCAGGAAACCGTAGTTCCATTCGGTATTGATTTTTATGATAAAAACACAAAAGGCGGGGCGCATGAAAAAAGTATCACTCTTTTTATAGCGGAAACCGGTCTTGGAAAAACGCTTACTCTATGTTCTCTTGCGGCAAATGTCATTCGGGCAAACAAAAAAGCCCTATATATCACTTGCGAAATGGCGGAGAATAAAATATCGGAACGTATAATCGCTAACATATGGGATCACGATATTAATAAATTGGACATGATAAATCGTGATCAATTTCATCAAAAATTTTCAGAGATGAAAGCCGCTATTAAAGGCAGGCTTCATGTGAAGGAATACGCACCCGGTAAGATCACGGCAAATGATATTCGGAATCTGTTAAAGGAATATGAGGTAAAAAAGAACTTTGTTCCTGAAATAATTTATGTAGACTATCTCGGCCTTATTCGATCAGCATATTCAAAAAAATCGGACAACTCATATACCGAGGGAAAACGAACGGTTGAAGAACTCAGAGCCGTGGCTGTTGATTATGAACTTCCGATTATATCGGCCATTCAGACGGATAGACAGGGATTTGGGTCAGCGGACGTATCTCTTAAACATACCGCCGATTCTGCTGGATATGCATTTACCGCCGATATTGTTTTTAGTCTGATGCAACCAACAGAATTAATAGAAGCCGGGCAATATGCTACAAAGATACTAAAAAATAGGTATGGATTTAGCGGATTGCGAGGTATCATAGGAGTTGATAAATTAAAAATGCGACTTACTAATAGTATGGATGACAATACACCCATACCGCCGTGCAGACGGCCAGCGGCACCGCCGCCAATCGAAAATGATCAGGATGTTCAGGAAGCATTGTCCGTAATGGCGGACAGCATGAGCAGCGCAGGCAAAGCAGCGGAAAAATCGGTATTCGGGGATTGGGAATAATATGACAACATCATTACCAATAGTCAATAAAGAATTTTTACAAAGCCGATCATATGAATCGGAGATAATAAAGAATATCACAAAGAAGAATTTCTATACTACTTTAAAAGTAAAGGGATTCGATCCTGAGAATTTGTTATTTATCAAAAAATTCACCTTTGATGCGGCGAAAAAGTTAAATAAGTGCTTGAGAAAAACGCATCGAGTGATGAAAATACATATGTTCGATATGATCATATTTCTTGATGAGGATTATATGAACATGGACACTCTGATAAACATTCTCGATGAAAAAAATAAACAGACAATCAGGAATGAGTGTGCTAAACATTTCAATATAACAGACGGCGACACAATTCTTTTTGATGTTTTAACATGATGATTAACGTTTTAACATGACAAATAATTCATCTTTTAAAATTTTTTCATTGTATAAAAGGATTCCATACGTGTATGCGCAGGATAATATCGTCATGTATCCGAGGCTGGAAGAGCCAGTGGAAAAAAGATGGTTTACTCATACACCAAAATACATCAAAGACCAATGTTTTCGGATTTACAATGAAATTGAAAATTCTTTTTACTCATATAAAGATGTCGTGGCATTTCTCATATATGAGAGTTTGTGGCACGATGATGTAAAATTGCCCGAAGTGAATAGTGAATCTATCAATAAATTCAAGGCTATATTTACTGAGGAACAACTTTTGAAAGACAGGAGGATGATAGATAAGATAAATAAACAGGCAAATCTTAAAGATATCAAGGAATATTTTTTTATAAGAGAAAATGGAGAATCTCTTATATACAGGTTATGCATGCAAAAAATCGTGTCAATATATTTTTTTGCATATTATGCAAATTCGTTCTTGACAGGATTTTTTGAAAAGTGTAAATTAAAAGAGCGTCATGGTGCGTATCGTAGATTCGACGAGACCGTCAAAAACCTAATAGACAAACTAAACTTACAAACCTTTAGCATCAAGAACGAGAGGGACGTATGAAATTCTCACGAAATTGGGATGGCATGTCGGAACGGCTAAGAAATGAAGCAACTGGTTCGGGGTATGCGGATTCGGATAAGAGGCAGTACAAACCTAAACTGGCGAAAGACGGAACCTTTAATTCGGTCATCCGTTTTCTTCCGGCCCCAGGTGATGAGCTGCCGATGGTAAAACTTTACAGTCATCAATACAAAGACAAAAACGGCGATGTCAGGGAAGAATGCCCGACTACACTCGGTCAGCAGTGCCCGATTTGCCAAAATAATCGGGACATATGGGCCACTGACGAGGATACCGCACGGCCAAGGTCACGCAATACGGCAGGCATGTCTAACATTCTCGTCATTCAAGACCCACAGAATCCGGCCAATAACGGCAAGGTATTTCTGTGGAGGTATGGAAAACGGGTGTTGGATAAGGTCAACGAAAAGTGTTTTCCGGATGAAAAACAGATAGCCCTCGGCAAAAAGAAAATAAACATCTTCGATTATTATGAAGGTGCTAATTTCCGCATTAACGCCAAAAAGGTTCTGGCGAAAAACGGAAGGGCATATCCAGACTATTCTCTATCGGAATTTGATTCCCCATCACCTCTTGGGGTTGGGGCAAGTCATCCGGCAGGTGACGAAGAATTGATGGGAAGCATCGATAAACAGCTTTTCAGTCTCAAAGAGTTCACTGATCCAAGCCGGTTCAAATCATATGAAAAGCTCAAGGAAGTTTTTGATAAAGCGCGGGCAGTACCTACATCGGCTCCAGCGGCACCTGCTACCACTCCAGCCGCTTCCACGCCCCCATCAAACCCGGCTCCAACGGCAACACCGGTGCAGCCAACGGTGCAAACTGAAGCGGCTCCTGCTGCTTCTACGGCTCCTGCCGCTCCTGTGCAGACTAATACATTGCCTCCAGTTCAACCGACTCCTCCGAGCACTTCAGATAGCAGTTTAAATTTTGATGCTGTTGAAGAGCAAAGCGAAGATGAATTCTGGAATAGCATCAAGGCAAACAAGTAATGAAGGAAATGTTTTTTAAGGCCGGTGTACTTGAACGGTACATCGGTCTTATCATGGATGGTTTTTTCCCCGAATCCAAACGCTTTCATAATGGACACTGGAATTTTCGTTGCAATGTTTGTGGTGACAGTAAAAAGAAGAAAAGTAAGAAACGTGCATGGATTCTGACTAATAGAGTGCCGTGGATGTTCTACTGCCATAATTGTTTTGAGTCAATTCCAGTAGAATTTTGGATGAAACTTTATTTCAACAGTTATTATCAGGATTATCGTAAAGAAGCATTTAAGATTGATATCGGAATAACATCTTCTCCTACGGTTATCAAAAAGAAAGAACTCTCCGGGGCTGAATATAATGAATATAAGGATGCCAGATATTTCAAGCCGATATTTGCATCCAATGATGAAATTTTTCAAATAGCCAGAAAAGAATGTTCGAGGCGGCTTATTCCACTCAATGTGTGGAAAAAATGGTTTGTAGCTGTAGATGGATTATATAAAAATCGGCTGGTAATTCCATATTTTGATAATGACGGAAAGATTTATTCATATCAATGCCGGTCATTGAAAGGTCAGGAGCCGAAGTATCTAAGCCGTATTAACGCAACGGATAATATCTACAATTACTATAATGTAGACCCGTCTAAACCAGTGATAATTTTAGAGGGGGCAATTGACAGCACGTTTATTGAAAATGCGGTAGGTTGCACAGGATTAAAAGTTCCAAATGAAAGGCTGAATAAATTCCCCTATCGATATTATTTACTGGATAACGATGATGCTGGTAGAACAAAGAGTGTCGAGCTTCTTCGTATGGGTGAATGGGTTTTCATGTGGAAGAAGTTTTTATCATCGCAGATGTTTCCAGATTATCATAGCACCGAAAAAGTCGATATAAATGAATTGATAATTAAAACAAAAATGAGTATTCCTATAAAATTTGAAACTATTAAACCGTTTTTTACAAAAAATATTCTCGATAAAACACAATTTACTTTTATTAATAAACTCACCGAAAGGCGTTATTATGCGACAGAAGGTAGCAAAAAACATTGAAACATTGATTCCTGACAGTGTTATTCCGGCAAATCTTTTGAATAAGGAAGGTTTTGATAAAAGAAAATTTAAAAAAATGATTTGGAGCAAACTGAATTGGATTGAACGATCAAAATCAAGTAAACTTATACGGAAGACAATATAATGAAACGTACACCACCATATAGATTTCCTAATTATGGAATAGATAAAATAAAAACATTTTTTAAATGGATACAATGCGATAAATGTCGTATGGAATTTCGTCGGGAGTATATATGGAAATGTTTTATAAAGTCAATTTTATTTACTGACAATATTTACGGTTATATATGTATGACTTGCGCTCCGACAATTGAAGATGCAGTAAAATTCAGAGATAAAATGAGACTCAGGTATAAAAGGCAACCCAAACCGCCTGAAGGTGGAACCGGGGAATCAAAATGATAATTGCAGGAATGGACATATCTCTTACCTCATCAGGAATTGTTCGAGCTGAACTGGATGATAATCTTGAAGTAAAAACTCTATCGTGGTTTGGTTTTACTAATGTGGCAAAGGTATATAAAGCATGCGAGGACAATTTGTTTTTTTATAAGGATTTTCCTAATTATATCGAGCGGACAATATGGATGCGCAATATAATATTAAAGGAATTATTTCCCGTGGAATATGTCGCCGTGGAGGACTATTCATTTGCGTCAAGTGGCCTAACATTTAATATTGGCGGATTTTCTGAAATACTCAAAACTGCTATTTATGAAGCAAGTTCATATCTTAGATGGTATGATATCGCTCTCATAAAAAAATTTGCCACTGAAAAAGGAAACAGTGATAAGCTCAGGATGTATGATGAGTACATGAAAATACCACTTAATCAAAAAATAGACATAAGTAAACTTCCACCGGTTGAAAGCGGGAAAGGAAAATCCCCTACCAGCGATATTATTGATGCGTATTACATCGTCAAGATGCTTCAAATGGAACTGCAATTGCGACGAGGGATAAAAGTCATGCGTGATTTGACTGAAGATCAAATATGGGTATTTAATAGAGTCACGCAGACAAGCAAGGAAAATATTATAACGAGAGAATTTTTGCATAAGGCATAAAATAGATATGAAAATACCAAATCGCCTTGAAGTTTATAATAAATATAATGGACATTGTGCTTATTGTGGGGTTGATATTGATTTATGTAATATGCAAATAGATCATATAAAACCGAAAGCGTCCGGTGATCCATCTGTTAATGAAATAGAAAATTTTAATCCTG